CCCGCAACCAATTTAGGAGAACGCAATGATAAAAAATAAAATCAAGCCCGTTCGACTGAAGAACGTTTTTAATAATCAAGAAGTCATTTGTGACGATTATACTAACGTTCGGACTATCGACGGCAACGACTTCGTCGAAGTCCATTTTGAAAATCAAACTCGAAAATTTTGGCTTAACAAAGGACCTTTAGAAAAGGTAAAAGAGAAGTCCAAAAAGAGTTGACAATAATTCAAATCTATACTATAATAGACACATAGCAAGCAGAGATGCTTGTAGAAAGTTTTAGGATCGGTACAGCAACATTCATATTACTATGAATCGTTGGACCCTATGGTAGTTCGTTGGAGCGAAGCAGGTAAAACTGCCTAGCGTTGAAGGCGGCTATTGAAATAGACCAACAAGCTCAGAGTGATGGCCTGAGTAAAATAAAAGCAGTCAACAACGATCCTGTTTGTATTCCTAGGATGACTACAGCAATCTAAAATACTCTGAACTCCAGCTATAGAAAGTGGTCGCAGGACACAGTAGAAATACTGTTCTAGAAATAGACACTCAAGGAATAGCTAGGCCGGCAAAGTCCGGATATGATGTACATACAGAAAAACATGTAATAGGCAACATGAATGTTGCTAGGGTCTGAGTGCCGTAATTGATCAGACCAGAAAATAAACAAATTGGCACGATCATCCTGTTAAATTTAGAATGTTAACAGCAACTTTAATTTTCAAGCATATCGAAAAACAATACATTCTGTAAAGGTAATTAAAATGAACGCATTTGTAAACGCAATCGCAAATCAAGAAGCCCGTACTGCTAATGGCATGAAGGCTCGTAAGTCAACTGCTTCGGCGTGTGTTGACCTGTTCTACAAGATCGGCGCAAGCCGTGGTAAGGACATCACAGGCGACTTCACTGCCGCCTACGTGGAAAACAGTGATGTAGCACTACGTATCGCACAATGGGCACGTGATGTCCGTGGTGGTGCAGGTGAACGTCAACTGTTCCGCGACATTCTAGTACATCTAGAAAAGCGTGACCCAGACGCCGCTTTGGCTTTGCTTCGCAAGGTTCCAGAAGTGGGTCGTTGGGATGACATCTTTGTCTTCCAAAGCCCAGTTCTGAAGTCAGCCGCTTATACCATGTTGGGTGATGCCCTACGTGCTAGTAACGGACTGGCTGCAAAGTGGACTCCTCGTAAGGGTCAGATTGCCGCTGAAGTTCGTGCCTTCTTTGGCATGACTCCAAAGCAATACCGTAAGAGCCTTGTGGCACTTACAAAGGTTGTTGAAACCCAGATGTGTGCTGGAGACTGGGATAACATCAACTTCAGTCACGTTCCTTCTGTAGCGTCTCGACTATACAAGAAGGCATTCAACCGTCACAGCCCAGCGTTCGCTGAGTATGTTGCCAAGTTGGTAAGTGGTGATAAGACTGTTAAGGTTAACGCCTCTGCAATCTTCCCACATGACGTGTTGAAGGGAGTGATCGGTAGCTACCGTGCAACTTTAGACAAGACAGAAACTGACCACATTGTGGCACAGTGGGACAGCTTGCCTAACTACGTTGGAGATGCCAGCATCATGCCAATCGTAGACGTTAGCGGTTCTATGTCCTGCCCAGCAGGCAAGAACACTAATGTAACTTGCATGGATGTTTCAATCAGCTTGGGCTTGTACCTAGCAGATAAGAACAAGGGTGTGTTCAAGGACACTTTCTTGACTTTCTCAGACAAGCCACAACTTGTTACTCTAAAGGGTAACATTGTTGACAAGGTTGCTCAAATGAGCAAGAGTGATTGGGACATGAGTACTAACCTACATGCGGCTATGAACAAGATTCTAGACGTAGCGGTTAAGAACTCAGTACCACAAAGTGACATGCCAGGCATGTTGCTGATCTTGTCAGACATGCAGTTTAACCAATGCGCCCGTTACGACGATAGCGCAATGCAAATGATCGAACGCAAGTTCGCAGATGCAGGTTACACTGTGCCACAGATTGTTTTCTGGAACCTAAACAGTTCAGACAACGTACCTGTAAAGGCAGACAAGAGTGGTGCCGCATTGGTAAGTGGATTCAGTCCATCAATCATGACTAGCTTGCTAGCCGCTGATTTGGACCAGTTCACTCCAGAAGGCATCATGCTTAAGACTGTAATGAGTGATCGTTACAAGTTGTAAACTGTTGTAGAAATACAACAAAGTTTGGGTAGCACCTTCGGGTGCTATTTTTTTAGGTTGACGAAACCAAAATTAGATAGTATAATATTTTTATACAGGAGCAAAAAATGCAAGTCTCAAGAATACAACAACATCAAATACAAGAATACAATCTTGAACAACGTCGTCTTCAAGAAAAGCGCGAGGAAGACTATCGTAAACTTGTAGAACGTAGAAATTTTGAACAAATTGTTGCAGAACGTATAGAAAGAAATATTCGTTTAGATTTGGACAAAGGTCGAAATATTGACATTGAATGTTAAGGAGCGATTATGCCATGGATTGAAAACGTAGCGGCAGATGATATCCCAAAAAGATTTCATCACGAAGCCGGAGAGAACTCAATGCTGATCAGCATTGTTGATCCAGCTAGTTGGCGTCCTACTCCTACACACAAGTTCAAAGAGATTCATAACTTTGAATTTCTAGATGTAGAAGAAAAGGATAAAGTATTAGAAGAAGCAATGAAGTGCAGTCAAGAACAGGCCAATGAACTTGTTCGATTACTGCAACACGCACTAGACAATCATATGAATGTTGTTGTTCATTGCTATGCAGGCATTTGCCGTTCGGGTGCGGTCTGTGAAGTTGGTGTAATGATGGGCTTCCAGGATACTGGTCGCTTTCGCAGTCCTAACCTGCTAGTCAAGCATCGCATGATGAAGGCCTTGGGTTGGACCTACGATGAAGATGAAAAGCCAAACGTTGATGATTGGCGAACTTTTACTAATAATTTTTAAGAAAGGAGGGCACTATGCCTAGTGTATTTTTAGTAAGCGACACGCACTTTGGTCACATGGGTGTATGCCGCTTTACACGTAACGATGGTGTTACCAAGTTACGTCCTTGGGATAGTCCAGAAGAAATGGACGAAGCTATGATCAAGGCTTGGAACGAACGTGTCAAGCCCACAGACAAAGTCTATCATTTAGGCGATGTTGTTATTAACCGCAGAGCATTACCCACGTTAGCCCGTTTAAACGGAGACAAGGTCTTAATCCGCGGTAACCACGACATCTTCCGTGACGACGAGTATAGGGCTTACTTCCGTGAGTTACGTGCCTACCATGTGATGAACGGGATGATCTTAAGCCATATTCCGTTACACAGTGAGCGTTTGCGTGGAACAAACAGACTTTGCGCCCATCTTATTTGAAGACGTCATTGCCCGTATTGAAGCTGAAGGTGGTAGTGTAGGTTTTAAAAACGGCAATGGCCCAACAATGTAAGGAGATTGTATGTATCTATGTAGAGAAGAAGTTGTAAAAATTTTAGACACTATGGATAAATTTCCTGAAGCAACATCCTTTGAGTTGGTTCAGGATAACCATAGTGGTATTGGTAGTGTAACTAGTTTGATTGTACGTACTACAATTAACGGGCTAGACGGCGAATTTAAAACAGAAATTTCAGGTGTGGAGAATTGGTAATGCCTAAATGCTATCAGTTAATTGGAGTGCCTGCCAGCGGTAAAAGCACATGGGTTAAAAATCAAGAAGCGGTAGATCTAATGGTTGAAGTTGTAGTTCATGCTCGAAAGCACGGGCATGATATTATTTGGGACCAAACTAGCACCACTGTTAAAAGTCGTGCCAAGAAGTTCCGTATGTTGCCAGACTATGAGCACATTGCTGTGGTGTTTAAGACGCCTGAACACGAGGAACTCATGACTCGTTTGTTAAGCCGTCCTGGTAAAGAGATTCCTGATCATGTTATCGCTAGTATGATTGCCAGCTGGGAAGATCCCACAGAAGAAGAAGGATTTAAAGAAATTTGGTACACATAAGTTATGTATGCAGTTAATAGGGCCTCCGGGCCCTATTTTTTTGGTTGTATAAATACAATAGTAGAGATAAAGGTTTAAATGCCAAAAAAGAATAAATACTCATAACTAGGTAATACCAGGAGTTATTACATGCCATTGCAATTACGAAGGGGCACAAACGCCCAAAGATTAACAATAACACCGCTACAGGGTGAAATAATTTACACTACAGATACTAAAAATCTATATGTAGGGGACGGAACAACTGTAGGGGGAACTGTCATAGCCGGTGGCGGTAGTGGCGGAAGCTACACTGACGCAGACGCTCAAGCAGCGGCAGCAGCATTGTTTACCGATGCCACGCATACAGGAATAACATTTGTCTATGACAGCGTTTTAGAAACCCTTACTGCTACAGTTACCGGTGGCGTTGATGCTGAACAGGTTCGAGATATTGCATCTTTAATGATGACCAGCGGAGCACACGCTGGAATAACATTAACCTACAGAGATGTAGATGATGCACTAGATTTTGAACTAGATCTTGATTATTTAAGGGACGAAACTTATGCATCTCTTATCAGCGGAATTCAAACTGGAATAACAGTTACTCAAGAACTCACTGGTGAAATTAATCTTGATGTTGACCTTGGAATACAAAATTTAAATGATGTAGATCTTACTGCTCCTACACCAGTAGCAGGTGATGTTCTAGCATACGATGGAACATTTTGGGGTCCAACTCAAAAAATAGCAGCAGTAGAAGATGACCTAGCTCCAATACTAGGAGGCGCACTAGATTTAAACAATTATAATATCACAGGCACTGGAGATATTGTTATAACAGGCACTGCTGAACTTGATGGAATTTATATTCCTCCAACTACACTAGGTGGATTAAGCATCCACACTGAGGGATCGCTAAACGACGATTATGATCTGTTTACTATTTCCACATGGGGAGATACAGACCTTGGTGCTGGTATGGACTTCTCTAGAGCTAGAGGAACTGTTGCAAGTCCGACTACAATACAAAATGGTGACGTTGTATGGACAATATCTTATAATGCTCTTGGTACAGTAAACTACGGTGCTGCCGCTTATACTACTGTTACTGTAGATGGCGCACCTGGCGCAGAAGCAATTCCTGGTAGATTTAACATTTACACAGGAACAAACAGACTTGACGAATTTACCGTTGCCTTAAGCGTTGGCGCTAATGGTGAAGTTACTCTTACCAATAACACAGTTGAAGCAGGACTAGGTGCTGGAGAAGTTGACACTGGTAGTGGTGCATTAACATACCTCAAAGTAGTTTTAAATACCAGCAACCTAGGAGCAACACTGGCCACAGGTACTGCTATAGTTACTCTTACCTACGGTTCAACACAGGGTCTATTTGCTGGACAGGTATTTACAATCCAAAGCGGCACAGGAGAATTTGGTGTAGCAGCAGAGATATTATCTGTAGACAGTCTTACACAGGTAACTATGAGTGTAGATCATGCTGTTGCTGGTGCAGTTGTATTTGGTACTACCAAAGAGTTTGCACTACCGTTGTTTGGACTTAATCCTTAATTAGAAAATCTATATTGTTATAGAATCTAAAAGTAGCGACAGTACGATGTGCCGCATGTGGGTTGAATACTCCATGCGGCACATTTATTCTTAATAGTGCAGGTTGATTCAGCTCAAATCTATGCACTTCTTTAACCGAACTATGTTGTAATCCTCCACAGCCGTGCCACGGATAATACACTTCGGGTGCATCATCTAATCTTTCGTAAAAGAATGTTGTACTGCCTTCGCAGTTTTCCAAGGGAATGTTAACAGCAAATGTTGGATTAAACTGTGTATCCAAATCAGTGTAGTATTCTGGATTGTCCTGTGCATCTTGATGAATAAAAATAGACAAGGGATCTTCGTGATCGGTGACAGTGATATCTTTTGGCGGAGTAGTAAAATAAATCAGTTGGTGCATCTGCAGGCCAACACTGGCAAAGTCTTTGATAAGATTGGGCATGTGAAGTTTTACTTCATCGTCAAAATGGCACCACCACCACATGTCGGGACTGTACTTACCAGCACTATAGTAAAAATCAATAAGATCTTTTTGATGTTGCTGCCAATTAGGTATATGTACGTATTTAGAATATATCATTCAAATGCCCATTTCTTTACAAACAAGAACATAGTAATGCGCCAGCCATCCGTACGGTTCCAGCCCGAGTGCGGAACTTGTCCATTAAACACAATCGATTCACCTACTTTGTTACCTGTTACCTTCCCGTCAATTTGTAATGCTAATAGATTAGGATCTTCGCTGGGTATAAACACACCTACAACAATATTATAAATTGAAGTTTCTGCATACGGCGGAAGATCATCACTGTCAACATGATCCGGGATAGTAGAGTTTGGACCAATAAAATTAAACAAAGCTCTTTCGACACCCTGCATGTTTTTTAAATATTCTGTTACTGGTGCAAATTTACTTTTAACAATTTCATGTATATGATCATTGGTTCCTACCTGATCATATACGTGTAGCACAAACCAGTTAACATCGTCACGCTGTTCTTGATCTTTTAAATCTATAACTTGATCTCTTAATTCAAACCAACTGTTGGCATCGTGATTAAAACATCCTCTGGCAATGTCTGCCAGCGTACTAATCTTATGATGGTCTTTGTATTTTGTGCTTTCGATTATCATGGTACTCTAAATAAGTGTGTAAATCCTGTTTGCCTAAACCATTTCTTAATATCAGCGTCGGCTATTAGGAAATCATTTTTAAGACGATCTAACATTGTTTCATTTTCATCAACAATCTGCATAAATCTTAAAAAGTTACTATCTATATCTTTTTGTATGCTTCGTTGATTTTCTCTAGCATGATCTAAAAAATACACTGTGTTTGAAACTACTGCATCCATTCTAGTATCATAGTTGTCAATATACGCATATCCAGGAATACACAGATATTTATCTACTGTTTTTAAGCCACGATCCTGCAGATAATTATATCGATCTATGCTGTCAGCTAAAATGATAGGATGTCTATTGACCACAGCTCGCCACGTTTTTTCAGTAAGAAACCTACTGTCAGTGGCAGGATAGTAGACATGTCCTTCTGACACAATACTTAAACTAGTGTTCCAAAAGATATTTGGATCCATCCAATTAGGATCTTTGATAAACTCTTGTTTATTGATCGATCCTGTTGACCATTCTTTGCCTGTGAGTCTGCTGTATTCTTTGGCATTGCTGTACAGGTCATCAACTGATTGATCACAGAAATTAATAAAGTGGTTGTATTCTGCATCAGAATACTTTTTCAAATGTTCTCTACACCAAGTTTTATCTTCATCAGTCCACGGAGGAAAGAAACTCCATGATCCTTTTGATAACAATTTCTTATCATAGAATTTACTCAGCAGTCCTATTCTGTTTGGTCTTGAAGGTACTCCAGTAAGAAACAAAAATCTTCCTGCTGACGAGTTCCATGGTAGTACTTGATCTAAACGATCTTTGTAGCTTTCCCAGACACAGCCTACACTATAGTCCCAGAATAAAATTTGATAGCCTAAATTTCTTTTGTTTAATTCTTGTTGGTATTGCTCGCAGATGCCAGCGATAAGGTATAGATTTTTTACACCTTTTAATCTAGCATACTTTTCTACTCTGCCTAACAGGGCATAAAAGTCTTCGTTGTTTCTATACAAGAATCCTTCGCAGAGTAATAGTCCAAATATTGTATCAACAGGCACAGCACGATCTATATCTTTGTAGATCAAATCTTCTAGTGCAGTATAAATTTTATTCTGATCCTGTACTTCGTCATCAGTATACCAAAGTTCAAAATTAATTAGTTCCGCTTTCTTCATTCTATATACCCTGTTATCTGTAACGTATAACGATCTATGTGACCTAGGTTAGCAGCCATATGCGGTGTAGTACCAGTCCAGAAGAACCAGTCACCTGCTCTCCACTTTATATGAGAATCATTGGCAACTTCTGAAATGTGCCCAGGCGCCCAATCTTCTAGAAATACTATTATCCTACAAACGTCTGAAATAGCCAGTGTCGGATTAGTCTTAAGAAAGTAAGCATATTGATCTGTATGATAAGGAAGAATCATTCCAGGCAGCATTTTTTGAATTGCAAACAGCGGATTCTTTACTCTAAAGAAAAACTTTTTAAAGTATTCTTCTTTGTCAGAATCAATGCCTTTGTGTATGTGCGCTATAATTGATTCGTGTTTATATCTATTGTAGTCTTCTGTGTCTACAAACTGGAACCCTGTGAGAGGAGCATAGTGGGCTTCGTAGACTAATTCTCTATGCCAATTATTAAACTGACCTAACTCTACGTTGCCCTGTATCATTCACTCCAGCCTTCTTCCCAAACTTGAGGACCTTTCTTTGGCACAGCAAAATTAAGATACATCTCAACTTTTTCTAAATCGTCTTTTGATTTAAGACTTACTAGCTCATTGGCAAAGTGTAATTCAACACCGTTGTCTATGGCAATTTGCAATAGTTCACTGCGTCTAGCTACATCATCTGTAAGACTATACATACTGCAAAGAACAATGCCGTCCGGTCTTTCTTTGATGTAGTGTTCTAATGCTGGCATCCAATCCATGTGTTCGTTTTCAAATTCATAGCTGGTGTACGAAATCTTGTTCTTTTGGCAGTAGGGTTCGATGATAGCACGTTGCATGGGCAAAGGTATGTCCTTGCTGAACTTACTGTTCCATCCTGCGTAGGTAATAAAACTCTTACCAGTATAGTCCATGGTCTGTGCAACTTCGTGGTCTCCAGGCAGACGCATAAAACCACCCGGCAGTCTACGACCCCATTCTTCACCTTCAATAAGAATACGCATGTCAAGACTTACTCTAGTATAGCCTTCTTCATTGTTTACATTACCATGTAGATGTTCCTGAAAAAACAAATGACTCTGTCCAGGTTTAAGTGTCACTGGCCATGCGTGTTTTAAACATTCGTCTTCAAACTTTTCTAGGCTCCATTTTTCAGCTAGGACCTGTTTGGTTATTTCTCTGCTGATATCTAGATCCATGATCCACATAGTGTTAGTGCCACGAGCTTCAGTAAATGGTGTCCATATAGTTCTACAGCCACGACCATTGCCTACAAAGATGCCTTGATGAAACTGTAGTCTACGTCCTACTTTAGCTTGATGCGGGATCACAACTCGTAGTGTGCCCTGCCTCTGTATAAGAAATCGCTTGTTATTAATTCTCGAAGGAACGTATTCCGAAACAAATTTGTCAAACAGTTCCATAAAGTCTTTTCTACTACAGGCATTTTGTACATGCTGACTCATTTTTACTATTTCGGCAGGGGACAGCACTTCATGAATTGTTTCTAGCTCTTTGACCTGCGGAGCTACTTCTTGTACAACACTGAGTGCCCACTTCGGCCAATTATACTTTTCTAAATCGTAATCTAATGTATTATTATCCCAATGCTCGTGTATTTTACTTAACATCTACTTTCCCCTTTAAAAATAACTTTCTAATGTTCCTTTTCTCTTAACATCTAATGTTTGGCAGTGGAATCCGCCGCTCATAGTTCTAGCCTGACGGCAAGGTAATCCTATGGTGTCTATGCCATACTTCTTAAGTTCTTTCATCATAGGACCTTGATTCTCGTCAATGATTACTAGATCTTTGTTTACACTCAGCATGTTCATGCCAATCCACGGACTGCACGGAGGAATGCCGCCTGGCAGATTAGCCGGAGGTGTAACCATCATTTCTGGTGTGACCCAGATCTTATCCCAGTCTTTAAATATCTGTGGATAGTGATCAGGGCGAAGTCTAGCAGCGTTAAAGGCCACTAGTCCTGGACGTAACGGAATAACTGTAGAATCAAAGTGTGCAAAGAAGTAAAAGCCTTCTGCTAGATGCAGGTTGTATCCTCTAGGTTCTAATATGCTTTTGAGCCATTTGTATCCCCAAAGTGTTCCACTGTTTGAAACTTGGTACAATAGGTCTTTGCCTAGACGCACAATGTTAGGCGCTTCAAATACAATTTCTTTATCTAGTGTAGTAGGAGATTTAAGATCTTCAGTTTGATAAAGGTCGTCAAGCAGTATCGGTTTAGGGCCATTGATCCACTCAACTCCTTCTTCTACTTGTTGGTAGAGATAGTTGTAGTATGCTCTAGTCTCATACTGACGAGCCCGCATAGGACTAGGAGTTTCAATAATGATGTTGTCTAACGGCAACAACAAGTCTCTAGGACAAAATGTATACCATCCTGTGGTTTCCCAATCTGGGCTGGAGAATTTCTTGTTATGATCAACACTGTGCGGTCTGTGTACTTTGATACCTAAACTGGTCAGTGTGTCTGCTAGGATTTGCAAATCCTCGTTACACTCATCGATAATACGTTGTTCATGTGGACCTTGAAGATGCTGGAGTTCTTCAAGAGTGTACTCTGCGTAACTAAATGCCTGTACGCTTTTATTCATAGTTGGAAGTACAGAATTATCTGCTGTACCTACAATAATTTCTTCTAACTGATCCCAATCGTTGTGCGAACTAACTGCCATTTTTTATCCTTTGTAATTCTGCTTTAAATTCATCTACTGTTAAATGCAAGTATCTGTGTAGACCTAGTCTATTCTTATCACCACCTCTACTATATGCTTGCCACTCTGCACCACCTAATCCAAACAATACTGTTTGACTAGGTTCAACTTCTAAAATATTACAAAACTCAATCTGCTGATCCTTGTATTTGTTTACAATGTAATCAGAGTTGTATAATTTTAAAAATTCTAATCCTAATCTTGCACCAATCCTATTAGTATAGTTGCTTTTGTTATAGACAAACAATACATCATCATCGTCTGTCCTTGTAAACCGCATACCAACCCTTGCATGAGCTAGAGGAAAAATCTTACTTAAACCAAAAGTAATATCAGTTATACATTTATAGGAAAAATCAAAATCAATTCCGTGACTCACAGAATAGTATGCACAGTCTACTAACACAGGAACATTCAATTCTTCACAGACTTTGAGTAAGTCATCATGACTGACATGTTTGTTCCCAGTGTCGCTAAACGGCAGACTTATTACTACTGCGTCATTGGTTTCTATATCTAGATCTTCAATGAACTTCCAATTGGGCCAGCTGTTGCGCCAGGCCAATTGATGATACATATATTCTGATCTAAAACATCTAAATCTTCTAGTGTTATTTTTAATATAGAATTTATCAAATGCTTCACTAGTGCCCTGCGAAAATACCACATGTGGGAATTCGTCTAGCGCCTTAATAGTGTGCAGTTTGGATTCAGTGATCCAGGTTTTATAGTAGTTACAGAAATCGTATACTACTTGTTCGTCGGCAAGTACGTCAGTTAACGATAGATTGATACTGTCCAATGTTTCCATTGTACAGGGATCTTTTAAGTATGACGAATTGCCAAAAGGAAGTTGATATCTTGTGCTCATAGTTTACCCCGAGTATTTAGCGGGTACTTTCTATGGCATCCTCAATTTACGATTTGCATAGTGCCAATATTATTCACATGGTTAAAATTGTGTTCTATAATTGGCTGCATTTTATTATACAGCTCTTGTAGCTCATTAATTGACATTTTATCAATAGTGTCAATGAGTTTAAGAATAGCCAAAAGGCGCTGTTCGTGATCTTCAATTTGGTCGTAGCTCTCGTCCCAAAACTCTCCAAAAGTTTTGAACCCTAGTTTTTGCAAGTATTCTAAACTATGCGGGCCTGCTACTAGAATAAAAGGCCTGCCGCATTTAATAGCGTTAAATGTTTTTTCGCCTATCACTGATGTTGGCCTAAAGAATTCTGATTCGCAGACTACTGCACAAAATGCTTGACTATACACAGTAACTGGAATATCTAGTCCCATTGGACAGTTGTGCATATTAGTAAATTCGTAGTTTGGAACAGTATGTCGTTCTCTGGCAACGTCTGTGGCATTAAACTCAATGTCAACTACTAACGGAGAATGATCTTTAATAAACTGATCTCCTAATAGTAAGCTGTTCCAAATTGTAGGTTCACTTTCTTTCCATTGTTTAATATCAAAGTACGTTTGACAATTTTCTATAGATGATAGGAATGCCCAGGAACAGGCTGCGCTACGATTGCACAGGAAAGTTTGGACTATCTGTCTATATGTTGTATATCTCCATGCCAGCGAAATAAATTTGTTCTTTATCAACGCTGAATCAAAATATACTGTCCATTCTTTATTGTAGCCAAAGCTATCAGTTGTAGAGCCAACAAGACTAGGCAAGAAAAAATTACGTGTATGTATTTTAAATTTAGGGTATAGTTGTTGGCAGTATTTAGAATTATTGTAGTCTAACACATAGCAGTTTACATTGATAAGATTGTTGTTAGCTATAAATTTATCTATGCTGTCAAATTCAAAGCATCTTAATTTTTCTAAACATTCTTGAGTGCTAGGAAAGTCAAACACTATACCCTCATCTTCTATCCAAAGGTTTATATAAAATTGCTTGCTTGCAGGACCTTGATAGAACAGGGGAACTTCATAGATGTAAATGTCTAGTCCTTCGCGATTAAGGAATTCTCTAGTAGCATCATCATAGATAGTTTTTTCAAGTTGAATAATATTCCCATCAACATGCGCCATAAGCATGTTTCTTGATTCGTTATACAATTCTGTTTTAGAAAACTGAGATTCAAAATATTCAAAGAATGAATAACCTTGATGATCCTGCGGTGTTATAATAGATAGGTCTTCTAAAATTATTTTAGACACACCCCGAAATCTTTGATAGACAATGCCAAAAAATGTATCATTGTCTTTGGCAATAATATTAGACATCTAGATATGTAATTTGAAAGCAGACTAAATTTGAAAGTCCAAAGTTTCCAGCACCGTGCCACATGTCTCCCTGCCAAGTGTAGACATCGCCTTTTTTCCAATGCCCTATTACATCATTGCCTAGCTGAATAGTTTGACCAAAATTCCAGTCCGTTATCATAATAGCAGCTCGTTTAATCTTACCATAGTCAGCTTGATTGATGTTTTGAAATTTTACAAATGCAGAAAAACTATCATAGTGCCACATAAGGCAGCACCCCGGAGTAAGTTTTAACAGGGTGCAGTGATGTTTTGTATGTGCAAATTTATCTGCAAATCGCTTAAGGTCTCCGTGCAGTCTAGGAGTTATGTCCATATAGTGTCTAGTACACTCTTTGGTTACACCATTATCTAAATATAGATCTTCTAGTGCAATTTTCTTTTCAGTAGAAAATACTTCCCAAGCATCATCTTTAGGAACTTCGTCGATCATGAAAGTTTCTTTCCAATCAGCAGTTAGCTCATGTTCGTTAATAGTAATATCAAAATGGTATTTGTCATATGTTCCGTCACGCCAATTAACGAAACTAGGTAGTTGTGTTATATCAGTCACAATGCGATTCCTTAAGATGATTTATTAAGTATTGTTTATTTTCAACATTAATAAGTTTTAGATGTTCTATCATTAGATGCTTATCTTCAGCTGACAGGTTTTTTATATCTAATTTGCTAGGATAGGTTAAGATGTTTGTAGTCCATGCATAGGAATTTTCTACAATCCAAGAACTTATATTAGGTAGGTCCAACCAATTGTTTGTATGTATAGTAGTGTGTATTGAAAATTTAAAAGAATTATCAGTAAGCTGCTTTAAAAAATCTTCTATGCTTTGCCAATTACTACCAGACCTTACACGGTCATTAACTTCTTTATAGCCGTCAACACTTACAATAAATTCTACTAACTTAAATTTTTTTAATAAATTTATAGTATCTGCACTTAACAGAAAAGTACCGTTGGTGTTATAGGTAACTGAAACCTGTTGTTTGTTAATTATTTTTTGAAGAAATCTAATGTGTCTATTTGTCATCAGCGGTTCGCCGCCCAGAAACAAAACTTTGTTAATTGTTTGGGGAATAGATTCTATTTCAGATGTTGCAGTAATGTAAAACTTTTTTGACTGTCCTGGATTATCTTTTTCAGCCCACGAACTGCTAAATTCGCCAAAGCAGCCATCACAGGTTAAATTACAGATGTTGTCAAAGCCTACTTCAAAGTATTCTAGAGCAACAGTATCATTAGTATACGTTGCATTAAACTTTTGTCGAAGACTTTCTTTACCTAGGCTTTCTTCATAATAGCATTTTTCACAGCCTTTAATCGGAATGCCTTTTAAACTCATTTCTCTTAAACTGTGATACTCTGGTAAATTTAAAACATTGTCTAGGTCGCCATCAAATTTAGACACTGGTTCTTTAAAACGACAACAGGGAAATATTCTGTTATCTCCTCTTAAGTTAGTGTGTTTCCAAAAAGCAGCGCAGTATGAATTCATAATAAATCAGATTTAGTTTTTTCAGCAGGCGCTATATGAATAAGCACTTCTTGATGATTGGCTGGGCACAGCTTACATTGTTCAATACTGTTAGGTAAATTATTTAAAAAGTTGTCAATTACTTTTTGGTCAGCCCATGGATCTAGACCTATAGTGCGATCTAATATTTCTCTA